GTTCTATTTCCGTGCGGCCTTTCTATTTCCAACAAAAATTTCTTAGTTTGTCCTGGTTCTGGGGAGAAAATTATTTTGAATACAATCTTGCAACATACAGAAATAACTAAAGAAGAACTTTCAAAAATTCTCGACCGAAGCATCAGACAAATTACGAGGGATGAGTCAGCAGGTCTTTTTAGTCGCATAGATAAAAGAGCAAGAACAGAACTAAAAATTAAATATAAATTTCCTGAGACAATTCAAAGTTTTATAAATAAAAAAATAAAGAATCTTAATTCAGAAATTGAGAACTCAAAAGAACGACTAGAGAACGCAAACGCCGATAAAGCAGAAATGTCAGCGGCTGTATTAGCTGGAGAACTTTGTAAAAAGGAAGATGTCAAAAACATCTTACTCAAAATCTTGGTAAACTTTAAACAAGAACAAAGGGCTTTAGGTACTAAGCTTGCACAAGAAATAGCTGGTCTTGATAATGTAATAGAAATAAAGAAGATAATAAACGAAGGCATAAAAAAGACTTATGAAAATTATGAAGAGAGAATTGAAAAGCTAATTGTAAAAGGGATAGAAGAAGAAAACGAGGTAATGTATGATCCTGAAAAAAAAAGTTAGGCCATACAAAAAAGATATAAGTCTCGCTTCTTTATATACTTATACAAGACAAGCAATAATGGAATCTCTACGGTTTCCACCAGATCGCCACGCTGGCGAATGGGCGGAAGCAAACCTTGTTCTTTCAAAAAATAATAGCGAACCTGGCAAGTATAGTATGGATAGAACTCCTTATGTACGTTCAATCTTTGAAGCGTTGAAATCTAGCAAGTACTCTATTGTTGTAGTAGTTGGAGCGGTTCAAGTTTTTAAAACGCAAGTTGCGCTAAACTGGATCGGCAACGTACTCGACGATGATCCAGCAAATTGTATTTGGATTTCGTCAACTACAGAGTTGGCAATTCGCACAAGCCGCATTAAGTTTAGGCAAGAACTCCTACGAAATTCAACACTTGCCGAGAAGTGGAACGACACAAAGGACGCGACATACACTAAAGAGGTCAATGGCACTAACATATATTTTGGCTGGTCAAACTCAGTATCACAGTTGAGCATGGTCAACGCTAAGTATATGGTAGGTGATGAAATAGACAAGTGGCCCGATAATGTAGAAAAACAGGGAGATCCTATTGAATTATTAGAGGGGCGCGGGACAACATACCCCGACTCTATTTTGTTATTAGTTTCTTCACCTTGTGCGGAAGTTGGAGAACCTTCTAAAATTGTTGGTCGTTGGCTCTCAGGCACGAGATTTAAATGGTTTTGGCCTTGTCCTTTTTGTTTTGAGTACTTTTATCCTATGTCGTCTATGCTTAAATATGATGAGGAGTTAGTAAAACAAATAGGTGAAAACTCAATATTAAAATCGGTGTATTTAGAATGTCCTCATTGCTTTGAGAAGATTTTAAACAAACATAAGAAATGGATGAACAGTTTAGGGGTAATGCTTGCACCCGGTGAGAAGGTCGAAAACGGTGAAGTTACAAACATAAATGTTGATGCACAAAATAACAAGACGGCTTCATTTTGGGTGTCTGGTCTTTGTGCTTTGTGGGAAAAGAAAAGTTTTGGACAACTTGCCCTAAAGTTATATAAAGCTAAGAAATCGAATGACGAAAATAGAGTGTTCGCCGTTCTTACTTCTGATTTTGCGGAAGAGTATGAGCCACCAAGCGAAAAGCCAAGTATAGATTTAGTACAGACTTGTAGAAGAAACTACACTTTAAACCAAGTGCCTAGCGATGTTATATGTTTAACTGGTTCGGTTGACGTACAAAAGTATCAATTGTACTATGTTATAAGAGGCTGGGCTAAAAAGCTTAACAGCTATCTTATAAATTACGGCACAATAGAAGGCCAAACAGACAAAGATGAGGTTTGGAACGCATTTGAAAACATGGTTCTTGGTACAATATTTGAAAATAAAGCAGGTCGTAAGTTTAGAACTAAGCCGTTTTGGATAGATTGCGGCTGGAGGCCTCAAGCTGTATACGAATTTTGTTGTAGAAATAGGGATTTATATTTTCCTGTTCGTGGTATACCTGAGGAAACAAACGCCAATACTATAAAACCAGTTCAAGCTATGAACGTGTATGACGCTAAAGACCGAAACAACAACCCGTTAGGCCAAACGATAATAAGATATAAAATCAACGACTCATATTATAAGTCTGATCTCTATAGAAGGATGGATAAACCGCGCGGCGATGAGGGGCGTTGGTACATACCGCGTGATGTAGACGAATTTTATATCAAGAGTGTAACAGCCGAGGAAAAGATCAAGCTAAAAAGCGGCAAAACAAAATGGCGTTCAACTTTTAGACATAATCATTATCTCGATTGTGAAAAAATACAGCTTGCAATAGCAGATCATTTCCACCTTGTAAATATTTAAATATGTAAGGATTAAAATGGCAACAAAAGCCGAAAAAATAGCAGAGCTAAAAGCTGACCTTGTAGAAGTTAAGGCCGCTATTGCAAAAGCTAGAGAATCACAAGCTTACGGTATAGCTGGCAGGTCTTTACAGCGTGTCGATTATGCTACGCTCCTATCTGAAAAAAGGGAGTTGGAAGCACAAATTGAAAGACTTGAAGGCGTTAGTTATAGTATAGAGATAGGTTACGACAATCTTTGTCCAGGAGGTTAGATTTGGAAGCGTATAAAAGCGGAGCTACAGATACAGCGGAAACAATAAACTGGAAAACTTTTTCTTTTGGTGCAAAATCCGAACAAGAGGATTTTTCAACAAAGAATATTCCTTCAAGGACTTATGATCAAGCCCGTAATAACCCTATTGCTTCAGCTTTAATAAACCGTCCTCCTGTTTTAGTTGTAGGGTGTGGTATCAAACCTAACATTACATTCAAGCATCAGCAATTAGGCATATCGCAGGAAAAAGCTTTTGAGTTAGCCGAACAACACGAACAAGATTTTAACCTTTGGGCGAAATCAACAGAATCAGATTTGTATAGAACTCTAAATTTTTATTCAATACAATTTAACGCTTTTCGGCAGATGCTTCTAGGGGGTGATTGTTTTGTAAACTCTTTACTATTAGATAGAGAAGGAAGCCCATTCAATTTAAAGCTGCAACTAATTGAAGGAAGTAGAATTAAAAACCCTAACTATGAAGCTGATAGAGCTAATTTGTGCGGGGGTGTTGAGTTAGATGGTTTTGGAGCACCTAATTATTACTATATACAGAAATTTCATGACGGCGATGAGGCTTTTCTACAAGAAATAAATACTTGGCAAAAAGTAAAGGTCTTTGGTGCGTTTGGACTTAGAAGAGTTATGCAGATATGGGATAAGAAACGAGACGTTTCAACTCGCGGAATATCGCCTCTTGCACCTGCTTTACAAGCACTTAAGCAGATTGAAAGACTTGATGACGCTCATATTATGAATAGTGTTGTTAATAATTTAATATTAGGATTTATAAAAAGCAAAAGCGGAACGGTTGGAATGCCGGGTGCTCCTCAGTACTCAGGATATAATAGTGGCGAAGGTGGAGAAAAGAAAGATTTAACGCTGAAACAGATAGGGAAAGCGTTCATAGGCAAGTTATCACAAGATGAAGAAATGCAAGCATTTGACACAAAAAGACCCGATATTAATGTAGATACGCATATAGACAATTTACTGCAAAGACTTACGGCTGGTGTAGGTTATGCAAAATCTGAAATTTTAATGAAGTACGACGCTTCTTATTCGGCTGCAAGAGCTGAAATGTTGAAGGCTTATAACTATTATCTAGTTGTTAGAGAAATGTTAAACATGACGTTAAACAAACCTGTCTATGACTTATTTACCTATTTACAAGTATTAAACGGTAGATTAAAAGCTCCTGGATTTTTAGAAGACCCCTACATGAGAGCTATATGGCTTGATTCTGCGGACTGGTTAGGCACAGGAAAAGGACACATAGATGAGCTGAGAGAAGCACAAGCAGCAAGAGAAAGAATAGACATAGGGATATCAAATATAGCTAAGGAAACAAAAGAAATCGCCGGTGCGGATTTCTACGAAATACATAAGGGAACAGTTAGAGAAAAAGCAATAAGAGAAAAGGACGGAATAGATGCAAGAAATATATCTAACTAGCAGAATAAGTTATGACGATGTGCAGCAAAAAGCGTTCTTTGAACACATGAAAGATACGCAGTTTAGTATTTTAGGGTATAACCCTTTTAATACAAAAGTTTTAACTAACAAAGATGTTGACATTATTAGCAAAAACGAGGCTTGGGAAAAAGAAAATAAAATTTCTGTTCTTGCTGTTCGAGGAGTGTTAGAAAAGAATCAATCAATAATAGGTTATGTCGAAGGGTGGACTTCTACAAGTGCATTTGTAGCGGAGTTAGGAAAAGCTGTAGAGTCAGACAGCGAAAAGATATATATAGTTTTCGATACTATAGGCGGCGAAGTATCGGGTATAGAAAGACTTGGAAACGCGATTAAAGTAGGTAAAGAAAAGAAGGATATTGTTGCAATAGTTGAAAACGCTTTGTCAGGGGGTTATTGGCTTGCATCTTGTTGTACACAAGTGATAGCTACAGAACAAGCTAGTCAAATAGGTTCTATAGGTGTTAGAATAACACACATAGACAGGTCGGAACAGCTGAAAGCACAAGGACTTAAGGTAACAGAAATAACAGCGGGAAAAGACAAGGTAATCGGTTCACAGGATAAACCACTCAGTGACGAGGACTTAAAGCAAATACAAGAAAAAGCGGAACAGATACATGAAATTTTTAAAACACAAATACAAGAGAACAGAAATAATATAGATATTAAAAAAGTAGCAACAGGAAAAGTTTTTTTAGCAAAAGAAGCTGAAGAGCTTGGACTAGTTGATTATATACAAGATGTAAGTCAGATTTTGAAAAATCAAAACGAAAATAAAGGGGAAAATATGGAGTATAATGATATAACCGTTGACGGTTTAAAAGAAAACGCACAAGCAGTTTACAACCAAATTCTCATGCAAGGCAGGGAGCTTGAACAGAATAGACAGGAAGCTCTAGGAAAAATAAGCGTTGCGGGCTATGAGAGTATTATTGAAAATGCAAAAAAAGATTTAAGTGCCACAGTAGAAGCAACATCCGTGCAGATTTTAACGCAGCTTAAAAGTAAGCCGGCAGAGATTAAAAAAACAGAGGAACAGCTGAAACAAGATATGTTAGCAGTATTAAGAAGTGAAAATCAAATTATTAATGTTAGTCCTATACAAACAATTACAGAAAACGAAAAGATTCAAAATGAAGCTATACAAGCAGTTAAGGAGCTTTACGTATGACAAGCTTAGGAATTACAGAACAGGCTTATAGCCCAGACAAGTTAATAGTTTCCGAAAAAGTTATTACAGAGGAAACAGTTGTACTTAGTGGTGAAGGTGTATTAACTCGTTCAACTCTGTTAGGTCAAGTAACAAGAGAAGTAGGAACAATCGTTGCAGGAGTTGGCAACACAGGCGATGGAACAGCGGCAGCAACTATGGGACATGACGCAGAGATAGGAAATTATCTAGTTACAATGTCGGGAGCTACTGCGTTTGCGATTACATCCCCTCAAGGATTTGCTTTACCTTCAACAAATACACATATTACAGTTGTAATTACGGCAGGTTCAACGCCTTTAATATCAGGAGATACATTTACCGTTCCTGTTGAAGTGCCAGCGGCGGTTAAGTTTAGAAAAGCTTTGCTTGCAAGTGTAGATGGTTCGGAAATACCTGATAGAATTTTAGGTGCAGACATTGACGCAATATCGGCTGACGTAACAACTTGGTCTTATATTGCTGCAGAGGTAGACAAGGACGAAGTGACATTCGGCACAGGCTTAACAGTTGCAAACACTAAAGACGCATTAAGAGCTAAAAATATTATATTAAAAACTGTAGCGAAAGGAAACTAACATGGCTATAACTATAAACCCTTTCACAACTAGAACAATGTTGCAAATGATTGAGGTGATAAAACGCCCGGTAATGAGTTTTTCAGATTTCTTTTTTAGTCGTGAAATCACACATGATACAGATATTTTAGATATTGACAAAATAGTAGGGAAAAGAAAAATGGCAAACTTTTCAGATCCCGCTAGAGAAAGCATACTTGTAAAGAATAACGGCTTTACAACTCAGACAATAAAGTTGCCTTATATAAAAGAAAAAAAAATAACTACAGCGTTGGATTTGATGAATCGAGACGCTGGTAGTACTATATATGACAAGCCTTTATCGCCTGCAATGAGAGCTAGTATTAAGCTTGCTAGAGATTTTGAAGAATTAAGGGATAGAGTTTTGAGAAGAATTGAATGGATGGCTGTTAAGTCAATCCTGGATGGGACTTTAACGCTTACAGGAGATGGAGTAAATCAAACTGTGGACTTTTTAAAGTCAGGAACACACCACGCAGCCCTTACAGGAGCAACGCAATGGGACCAAACAACTGCTACAGTAGAGGCAAATATAAAATCTTGGTGTCGAACAATACAAAGAGATAGTGGCATACTTCCTACAACTTGTGTACACGGTTATACTTCCGCCCAAACATTCATGGATAACGCAGAGGTTAAGAGTAAATTGGACAATAGAAGAATGGAGCTGGGCAAAATTGAGCCTCAGTATATTCCTGAAGGAATGAGCTATATAGGCCGTTTTGCGGGGTTAGATCACTATGAATATGTTGCAACATATACAAACGATTCTGATGCTGAGATAGATATTTTTGATCCTAAAAAACTTGTAATTGGTTCTCCAACCGCTATTTGCGAGAAACACTTTGGAGCTATTAGAGACTTAGATGTCAATGCAGCCGTGAAATTTTTTCCTAAAACTTTTAAAGTTGAGGATCCTAGTGCTATTTTTGCTTTATTACAGTCAGCTCCTTTGTGTATTCCCCACGAAATTGACGCATTTTTTACCGCTCAAGTAATTGTATAAATTTTTGAGGAAAAAAAAATGAAATATATTGTAAAAAGTGTAATACACGGTCTTACAAAAGAGATTATAAATCCGAGTAAAGAGCCTCAAATTATAGTAATTAAAGCTGACAAGCAGAAAGATTTAGAAGAATTAATAAAACTAGGTCTTATAGAGATTTACGTAAAAGACAATAAAGTACTCGAAGAAATTAAAATTGAGGAAAAAATAGAAAATAAAGAGACTGATAAAAAAATAGAGAAAAAAGAATTAGAAGAAAATAGAGACGTTGAATTTGACGATGAAATAGCCGTTATTGAAGTCTCTGAGGAAAAGAAGCCTAAAAACAAACCTTTTGCTCCTCCGAGGCGGAAATAATGACTCTAAAAGATAGTATTTCAGATGATTTAGACTCAGTTTTTTTTAAATCTGGTGAGTTTTCGCTCTCAGCTGTTTATCAATCTAGGGCGGGTCTTTCTAAATCTATTGAAATAATTTTTGACGGACAAAATGATTTGCAAGTTTCAAGTGATTCAGTACGTTCTGACGCTATAATACAGGTGAAAAGAAGTGATTTTTTACCGCAGAAGGATGATAAATTAGTATTTGAAGGTGAGACTTGGAGAGTTTTAAAGGTAATTAGTACAGACAGATATATATCAACTGTACTAATTACAGATGATTCAAAAATGGGGGTGTCATTTTGATAAGCTCTTTGTATGAAACTACATATAATATTTTAAGAGACGATGCGACCCTTGAGTCTTATTGTACCTCTGTTTTCGGTTCAAAAGCTTGGATTGCAGTCGGGTATGACGAGGAAAGGTCTTTAAATAAAGATTATAACCCCCTAATACAGATTATAAAGATTTCTAGTGTAGAGAACGAACCTAAAGCGAGGGAAAACACCTTTAGCATTGAGGTAGGAGTTACTTTACATCAGAGCGAAACTTTGATTGAGCCGTCTATCACTCTAGCAACAAAAAAGATAGAATATAAAGGAGTTTTAGCGGTAGAGGATTTTAGGGAACAGGTAGAAAATGCAATAATAAGAGGAGAAAAGACTTATAAAGGTACAGTAAGAGCAACCGGAGATACTATAAATAATAGTACTTTTCCTATATATAAGTCTGTATCCCTATTACAATTAAAACAAATAAAAAGTATGAGGTAAAAATATGGCTTTAGTAGCAAAAGTACATGATAATAAACACTATACAGTTCCAAAAGGAAAACTCCTTTTTTTGCCTAACGGTGAAACGGGATATCTTGATCTAGGTAACTGTAGTGAATTCAACGTAGATATTACCGTAGAAAAGTTAGATCATTATTCTAGTAGACAAGGACTTAAGGTAAAAGATAAGTCTATAGCTAACCAGATAGAGGGTAAGGCATCTTTCACCCTAGATGAAATGCATACAAGTAACTTGGCTTTGTTTTTTATGACCGATACAGTTACACCTAACACACAAAGTTTAGCAACAGGGACATCATTAAACATAACTGCTCCTATAGCGGGTCGAGTTTATTTTTTAGGTGCTACAAATGTGTCTAGTGTTGTTGTAACAAGTAACCCCTCAGGGACAACTTTTGCAGTTACAACAGATTACACCGTTAACGCTGAGGCCGGTTACATACAGCTGACAGAAGGTACAACAATTACAGGTAACATAACAGTAACTTTCAATGTCGCAGCTGATACGAGTGAAACACTGTACGCAGGAATAACAACCGGTGCGGTTGGAACAATACATTTTGTAGCAGACCCAGGAACAGGAAACATCAATGATATAATTGCAAAAGGAACGATAACTCCTACGGGTTCAATGCCTTTTATCTCTGACGAATTTGCAAGTTTTCAGTGTGAGATGGAACTAGAGCAGGATTCAAGCTTTAGCGACGGTTTTGCACAGATAAATAATAGAGGAACTGTGAGCTAAGTGAAAATTAATGTTTTCGTAAAAAATTTAGATAGTTTGTTAATAAGTATAAAAGAAGATAAAAACCTACTGCTTTCAGCTGACGCAAAAGCTAGGAGTGCAGTAGGTTATCAAGGCGTTCAGTTTTTCAAAAGCGAAATAACAGAAACAAGCGACATCTCTAAAGTTGCAAGCGAGTATAAGAAAAAGTATTTCAAAAAAGGTGAGTTTGAGAAAAGATTTCTAAAACGAAAAACCCCCTATAAATTTTTAAAAAGTTTTGGGCGGTATATAGCTAGTAAAGATACTGTTAATGTAGGGGTTGCAAAAAAATTTAGACCTCAAAACATGGATGCACAGTTAAGTAAAATATTAGAAAACGTGCAGAGGGATAGAACTTTAAGTGTAACGAAAAAAATGAGAGGTTTATTTTCTTCTACAAGATACCCTCTTAAAAAAACAACTAGCAATATAAGAATAAAACGAAGATATTATATGATAAACACTTATAGAAAAATGAAAAACAGTTATTTAAATACTTACAACAATAAATTAAAGGAAGTAATAAGATGAGAGGTAACAGAAAAATAATTAGTATAGACAATAAATCTATAGAGATAAAAGAGTTGAGAGTAAAAGAAATAATAGAGATCGTTGAGGATGTAAAAGAGCAAGTAGAAGAAAAAGAATGCAATTTGTTTCTTAATACAGACTTTACTTTAATACCTTTAGAATCAGACTTTATAAAAGTTGAGATTGAAGGTCTACAAGAGAAAGATTTTAAAGTAGAAGGTACAAAAATAAAGATAAATGAAGACATACCGTCTAAAGAATACAAAGTTATTTTATCATATCAAAAACCCCTTGTAAAAATCCTTGAAGGGTATTGTAACAAATACATAGGGATAAGTTTTGAAGAAATGAAAGACTTCTACCCGTCTGAAATTGAAGAAATTTTAAAAGCTTTTGAAAGCGTTAACTCCCCCCTTTTGCGTACTTTGAGCCTAGCAGGGATATCAAAAGAAAGCCTGATAAGCTCCCTAAAAACGGAAATACAAGAAAAACAATAGAAGAAATTGACAAGTTTTTAACTGATAGTACTCTTATACTTATAGAAAACAATCATAAATATTTTGAGATACTCGAGTACTCTTTTTCTTTTTTTGAGTCAGCTGTAAAAAGCGTTGCAAAAGCTCAAGTTATGCAAATAAACGGTTTTGTTTTTGCTCTAAGTTGTTTGTTTTCTGAAGATGCAGGTAAACAATTAAAAAAAATGATCGAAGGTATATAAAATGTCGTTACGATTAGCACAAATAGTTCTACAAGTAGAAAAAAAAGGTTTTGAAGCCTTTGCAGAGCTTGAGGAAAAACTGAAAAATATTAACAAACTAAGCACCTCTCTTAATATCCTGCCTGCACAAAGCTTAAGTAAAGATGTTAGTGAAATTTCTAAAAACGTAGATAACTTAGGGGATTTTGTAGAAAAAACAGTAAAAAGAGTTGTAAGTACAAGCTCTAATGTGATTACAGATCAAACAACTAGAGTATCACAAGAATTAGGTCACACAGTTGAAAAAGCATTAGCAAGAACTTTGCCCATTTTAGCTATCTCGGCTTGGGGGAGCTGGACAAAGACGGGAGGTGATGCCTTCGCTTTGTTAGCTAAAGGAGCAGAAGGATTTTCTGGGGTTTTAAGTAGTGGCGTGATAAAAACTTTTGATTTTTTTGTGGCTAAAGCAGTAAGTTTCTACACCTCGACAGCTACTTTTATAAATCAAGGATTAGTTGCTATGCCTTTATTCGCAGGTATGCTCGCGACGGGAGGGTTGACTTTATTTATTATCAAGAGTGTGTTAGGCGAAATAAAAACTTTATTTTTTAGAATTTTAGGCAAATCACCTGAGGCTTTGAACCCTCTACAGAAAATTGTAAGCTTTTTTGACATAATTCAAGGCTCTTTGACTGTTACAGGTACAAGAATAGGACAGCTTATTAAAACAGGTTCTTTGATAGGTCTTACTTTTCTAGCACCTATAAACCCTATATTGTTAGGGATAGCCTCAATAAATTCAGGGTTAACAAGCTTATTCGATGCTTTGAGAGTTAGCAGACTCAAACTGCTATCAAGGTTAGGCAGCCCTAAAGCACAAATACAGCTTTTATTTTTAACAGCAAGAGAAGCTTTAGAAAAATTAGTTCCGTATTTTGAAAATATTGCAGAACAAACAAAAAAAATGGTAGATTCTGCGGGAACAGCAACAAAAGAGCTAGGGAAAATGAAAACTAGTAAGATTATAGATCCTCAGCAAGCGGAAACGCTAAGATCTATATCTCGTCTGAAACTTCCTTTAGCGGAACAAATACAAATCCTCTTTGCAGAAATCAAACCTTTTTTTAGATATGTTTCTGCTAACGTAAACACAATAATGTCAATACTTGCAAGGATGTCTGGAATATCTTTGCCCGAACTCGATAAAATAAAAGAGGGTTCGCTACAAGCTATTAAAGCAGTAGAAAATAGAGGGATAAATGCGGGTAAAGCTATCGAATTTGGGTTCTCAGGAAGAGTTGCGAAAATAAAACAATCTTTTGTGGGTATTTTTTCCTCACTTGGGCAGGGGCTATTAGCTTCTTTTAAGCTTGTAGGTTCTTTATTTTCAAAGGCTAAGCCAACTACAACTTCAAAAACAGAACAGCTTCAAAAAACAGAACTTATATTGAAGAAAGTTAGAGAGGATTTTCAATTAACTTTTTCTTTAATAGATAAGGGTTTTCAAAATCTAGGAAAAGGAAGCCAGGGGCGATTAAACTTATTTGTCAATGCTTTAAGCCAACTGGGAAAAGGGAAAGACACACAAAAATATTTCAGGGGTGTAACTGCTTCTCTGGGAGAGTTCTTCGCAAAAACAAAAGATATGGGTGTGTTTGGAACAGCTGTTAAAGAGTCTTTCTCAGCACTTGCACAAAACGCAGACCTTTCCAAAACGAATATAAAAAATATTACAGAAGAATTTAAAAAACTCGAAAAAGTTCTTGAAAGCGTAAAAGGTAAAACAGTTCCTACAAAACTGTTTAATGTTTTTAAAGATTTTGAATTACAGAAAACATATGGGAAAGATATTGAAAAGTTCTTTCTATCTTTGTTAGGAACAATGAAAACGTCAGGAGAGAAAATACCTAAACAGCTGGCACAAGGAGTAAAATCGAGTACGGGTATTGTGAAAAAACCTATAGAAAAACTAGTTGAGGACGAAATAGCCGGTTTTTTCCCCCGGTCCCCTGCTAGATTTGAACCTCTTAGAAGCTTAGTAAAAATGGGAGCTAAAATACCTATGCAGCTTGCACAAGGTGTTTTAAGTGCAACTAAATACGTAATCAACGTTTTTGAAGACCTAGCAAAAAAAATAAAAGAGAAATTAGAGGAAGCTGTAGATATAGGTATACTAGCAGAAAAGACTAAAACAAGTGTTAAAACTTTATCGGGCTTGGATTTTGCATTTAAAGGGGTTAAAGGCAGTATTAACGATTTAAGTTATGTTCTAACAAACATTAATAAAATTGTAAATACTACACAAGATTTAGAGAAGATAGAAGCTTTTAACAAGTTGGGAATTGATTTATTAAAAGTACGTAGTAGTTCCAACTCAAACTTAGAGTTAGTGTTACAAATATCTGAGGTGCTAAGAACTTACCCTGAGAACTCTAAAGAAGCGACAAAAGCTTTAGAGCTTATAGGTTTAACTCCTACATCTAATCTAGTTGTTGCATTAAAGAAGGGACGTGCAGAGATAGAAGGGTTGATCGGAGAGGCGGATAAATTAGGTTTAGTATATGATAAAAGTTTAACTAACATGGCAAGGTCTTTTACTTTAAATTTTTCTATATTAGAAAGATTTAAAAAGTTTATTTTTTTAGATTTTTTAAAACCTATAGTTCCCGTTTTTAATAATATA